AGATATCCCACCCACGTTGTGCTCTCGCCTAACGTGAACCCCACTGTATCCGGTTTATCAGTGGCCACCACTTATCATGGACGCCTTCAACTCAGCCCTAGCTCGGCTATCGCCCAACCAGTTTGCACACCTGGACTGGGCCATGTTCCATGATCTCATCTTCCTGTGCCCTCGCGCCGCGTACTCGTGGTTGGAACGACAAATCGGAACCAGTCTCCTGGCAAGATTTGTGTCCCACCTCAAGGAGTTCGCCAACCATCTCATCCACCTCCCTGCTCTGGCCCGCCAAGCCGCCACTCACCTCATAAGTGAGTACCAAAGAGCAGTCCAAACCCAACGCGACAAGCTCTTCTATGAGCAGCTCTTCACACGAGCACAGCAAAACCGTTGGAGCTACCTGGATGATTCCTCCCCCCCGGATGTTGGGAGTGGCACTGTTGCGCTGACAGTGAAGCTGGACCCTAGGCGGGTTCCTCGGAAGGTTGCCTACACCCTCGGGGCAGCGGCAGTCCTGTACGGTGGGTACAGGATGCTCAAATTCCAATGGAACATGTGGACGTTCCAAAGAAGGCAAGATGCAATCCACCACGCCAAAACCCGCACCAAATTCCTTGAACAAGAATATCAAGAAGTGCGGGAATGCATGGAAGAGATGGGCCGCCAGGCCCTACGCACTCGCATGGAGGACTGCATCCTGCGTGAGGTCATCACGCCCGAAGAAGTGGACGAAGCTGGCACCGTAGTGCAGAAAGAAGTGTCTCAGTACATCATCAAGCACTACGGAAAATTTGTGCGGCAACTTGTTGCCCTTGCCAAAGTGGAATTCAATGGGATTCCTAAGAACACAGAGGCCAACCAGCTCGCTGTATGGAGGTTCCTATACAGGTGCTGTGAGAAGCGTGGTCTGAACGCGCTTGACTCCAACCGGGCCCTCTCGAGCGCCCTTCCCTTTGTGTTCCTTCCGTCGCACTATGACCAGGACATGGCCATAACCATGAATTGCGAAGACACCGTCCAGGCTCTTTCTAAATATCGGGACGCCTTCGCTCGCGAAAGCAGCCTCCACCGGTTGCTCGATAACCCCCTCAGTGGCCAGGCATGGAAAGATTGGGCCAAATCCGTCATGTATGGAGACCAGGCGACTGGTCTCCATTTCGCCAAATAGGGAGGTATCGAAAAGTGGCAGGGGGTGCAGTGTAGGCGTACACGTGTCCGGCACCCCCGTCTCAGATGCCACTTTAAAGATACGGACCATAAGGTTCGCCGCATACATCGCGTCTCCGGGATGGGAGACCAGTATGTTTTCGGCCTGCACAACAATAGTGCGGTGAACCTCGAGCGCGGGCTCGCAGAACGGGTATTTTGCGTCAAGAATCCTACGCGAGAAAAGGATGATGACCCCGAATTTGTACCCACCCCGCAACCCATCCCAGGCCAATTCAAAAGGTTGAACAAGTACCGCAAGGACATCATAAGACACGTTGGACGGAAGAGTGCAATTACTTACGAGAAGTTCCTGGCTTACTACACCGGTCCAAAGCTGGTGAGCTATAGTAAGGCTGTCGATTCCCTCAAGAGTATTGCAGTCCGCAAGTCCGACGCCCGTCTAAAAACCTTCGTCAAAGCGGAGAAGCTCAATCTCACACTCAAGCCTGATCCCTGTCCCCGTGTGATTCAACCCCGCGATCCGCGCTACAACGTTGAAATGGGCAGGTATCTCAAGCACATCGAACATCCGATCTACCACGCCATTGATAAGATGTTTGGGTCCAAGACCATTTTTAAAGGTATGAGTGTTGAGGCCATGGGGCAAGAAATCCACAAGAAAATGTGCATGTTTCCTAACCCTTGCGCAATTGGATTTGATGCCTCTAGATTTGACCAGCATGTTTCGGTTGAGGCTCTTAGGTTTGAGCATTCCATCTACAAGAAGATCCACGGATATCCAGAGCTACTCACCCTCCTCTGTGAGTGGCAAATACACAATGAAGGAACCGCGTTTGCAAGCGACGGGTTCTTTAGATATTCCGTGGATGGCTGTAGGATGTCAGGCGACATGAATACGTCGCTGGGTAACTGCATTTTGGCAGCTTTGATCTCTAAGGATTTGATTGATCGGCTCGGTATCTCGGCTGCCCTAGTCAACAACGGTGACGACAACGTTCTAATCTGCTCGGCGGTTGATGTGGAAGTGGTAGTAAAGAACTTGTACAG